ACACCGTCGGTGTTGCGTTCCATAAAAGTGCAGTTGGTACTGTTAAACTTATGGACTTGGCAATCGAGTCAGGTTATGACATTCGTCGTCAGGGTACTTTAATGGTAGCTAAGATGGCTGTAGGTCATGGCATACTTCGACCTGAGTCTGCTGTAGAACTTCAAACTGCATAAGTTTGAATCTCACTTTAAACTGGGAGTGTCTTTTTGGCACTCCCTTTTTTTTAATACATAGGAATTAATATGGCTGTTACACTTACTACGGAATTAGAAGCTATCAATACAATGTTGAGTGTTGTCGGGCAAGCACCAGTTAATGCTTTACCCAGCACATCTAGTAGCAATTCTCCGATAGACGCTGTGGTTGCTGAAACGGTATTGGACGAAACCAATCGTTCTGTGCAATTAGAGGGTTGGTGGTTTAACACTGAAGAAGATTTAGAAATAGCTCCAGATGTTAATAGTAATATAATTCCACCTTTAAATACTTTACGCATAGACCCAAATGAAGAATACCAATATAAGAATTTTGTTTTTCGAGGTGGTAAACTATATGATGCTAACGATAATACTTTTGCAATTACTGATACAATCAAATATAATATTGTTTTAGGTTTAGATTTTACAGACTTACCAGAAAGTGCTAGACGTTATATTGTTATAAGAGCTACAAGATTATTTCAAGATAGAGTAATGGCTAGTGATACCCTTCATGCCTATACTCAAGAAGATGAATTACGCGCAAGAGCAGAATGTGAAAGGAGTCATAACAGAAATGGTGATTTTAATTTTAATGATGATTCTCTAGGAATAGACATGGTACACAGGAGATATTAATGTCCACTAAATTTGGTTCAAGGCTCATTAATAAATCTATACCTAGTCTTTTTAATGGGGTTAGCCAACAGGCGGCAAGTTTAAGACTTGATTCTCAAAGTGAAGATGAAGAAAATGCATATCCAGCATTAGTCGAAGGAAATTATAAAAGACCTCCTAGTACTCACCTTGCTAAACTAAACACAGAAACAAGTGCAGATAATTACATACATTTTATTAATAGAGATACTGTTGAAAGATATGTGGTCTTTATTAAGAATGGTGATTTAAAAGTTTATGATTTAACTGGTACTGAGATGACTGTAACTTTTACAGCATCTAAAACATATTTAAATGCTACTACACCAAGAACATCTTTTGCTGTAGTAACGATTGCTGATTTTACTTTCATTGTAAATAAAAGTATAGCAACAGCTATGACTGCTGATGTTACTGCTGGAACTTTAGCTGGTACAGACCAAGATTTTGATGACTTACCAGCAAGCCCTACTACTGGGGATATAAGAAAAATAGAAGGCGACCCCTCTAATAATTTTGATAATTATTATGTAAAATTTAATGGTGATGCGTGGGAAGAATGTGCATTACCTAATATATTAAACACTTTTGATGGCACGACTATGCCACATAAATTAGTCAGAACAGGTGTAAACACTTTTGAATTTGATGTTGTTACTTGGACAACAAGATTAATAGGTGATGATGATTCTAATCCTAAACCTACATTCGTAGGTAATAAACTTAACGACATCTTCTTACATAAAAATAGACTTGGTATATTAAGTGGTGAAAACTGCATAATGACAAGCACACCTTCTTCAGATTTTAATTTCTGGAGAGAGACAGCTACAACATTAATTGATTCAGACCCTATTGATGTAGCGGCTAGTCATACTAAAGTTTCAACTTTACACCATGCCATACCATTTGATAAAACATTATTACTCTTTTCTGAACAAACTCAGTTTCTATTATCCAGTGCTAATGTATTATCACCAAAAACTGTATCAATAGATGTAACAACTCAATTTGAAACTTCTGCTGACGTAAGTCCAGTAGGTGCTGGTGCTAATGTTTATTTCACTGTACCTAGCGGAGATAATACTTCTCTATATGAATATTATGTAGAAGATGAGGTTGTTACAAATGATGCTAGTGAGATAACATCTCATATACCCACCTATATTCCTAAGAATGTATTTCAAATAGAAGCTTCTTCAAATGAAGATGTTATATTTACATTGACATCTGAAGATAGAAATCATATGTATGTCTATAAATACTTTTGGCAAGGAAATGAAAAAGTTCAATCTGCTTGGAGTAGGTGGACATTCGATTCTACTGATACGATACTTGGTCTTAAAATAATAGAGACAGATATATTCGCAGTAGTAAAAAGAGCCGACGGAACATTTCTTGATAAAATACTAACTCAGAAAAAACTAGTAGATACAAGTATGCCATTCCTAGTACTCTTAGATAGAAAAACAGAAGTAACAGGAGTATTTGACTCTGGAACAAATCTTACAACTTGGACTTTACCTTATGAATTTAGTGGTACAGTACACGTAGTATTAGGAACAAGCTTTACTGGTAAAGTTGGTCAATTAGTAGCAAGCCCTTCCAGACCCACAAACACCACCGTAACTGCTACTGGAGATTTCTCTGCTGGAAATTCTTTTATAGGAATACCTTATACATATAAATATACGTTCTCAGAACAATTCTTAAGAGATGCTAGTTTAAATCCAGTTAGAGACGGAAGGTTAATGATAAAACATATGAATCTAAATTACACTGATTCAGGGTTTTTCACAGTTGATGTTACTCCTAAATTTAGAGATACAAATACAAACATATTTACAGGACAAAGATTGGGTTCAAATTTAACTGTTGGTACAGTTAATCTCCTTACAGGGGCATTTCGTTTCCCAATATTTTCTGATGCAAAAGGAGTTACCATTGAAATCAAAAACGACAGCCACCTCCCCTGTGTATTCCAAAGTGCAGAATGGACAGCACTGTTCCACCCACTTTCCCAGCGTAGTTAAAGCTTCTATTTATGATGCTAATTATTTATTTCCAAGATTACGAGAACATGATTTACGAGAATGTGAAGCTGTATTTGATTTAACAGAAAAGAATCCTTTAATAGAAGCTTTAAATGATTCTAAGGAAGCTTGGACTATACTATATGAAGATAAACCAATAGCTATGTTTGGTGTTGCTGATTATGGCGGCAATGGTTGGGGTGCGCCATATCTTTTAGGTACAGAAGATTTACCTAAAATTGCTTTTAAATTTTTACGTCATTGTCCTGAGTACATAGATAAAATGCACAGCCACTATGATATTCTAAGTAACTTTGTATTAGCCGACAATAAAATTGCTATTCGTTGGTTAAAGTGGTTAGGTTTTAAATTGATTGAAAAAAGAAAATACGGAAGAAAACAAGAATTATTCTATTCATTTATGAGGATTAATAAGAATGTGTAGTCCAACTCTCGCATTAACTGCTATATCGATAGCTGGCTCAGTAATGAGTTATATGCAGACACGCGCCGCCGCTAAAAGAGAAGAAGAAGCTTTACTTACTGGTCAGGCACAAATGGACGCTGAATATGACGAACAACGAATAGAATTAGAAAAATCAGCTATGGCTGATAAAGCTAAAGAGAAGATAGAAAAAATTAGAGCTATTGGTTCTGAAAGAGCCGCAAGTGCTGAAGGTGGTTTTATTGGTTTAGTAACCCAACAAAGACTACAAGATATAGATGCCGCGTCTGGTTTAAATTTAGGTTCTATAGAAGCTGAAAGACGTAGAGGTCAAAAACAAATTAATCGAAATCAACGGTCAAGTAGGAATCAAACACAAGGCGAATTAAATGCTGTCGAACAAGGTTCTTTAGTAGGAACAGCTTTAGAAATTGGTGCGGCATACTATAAAGGTAAAGCTGGAACTCCTGACAAGAAAGTTTCTTCCTATGGTCAAAGAGCTACAGGTAAAAGTAGTGCGTCAGTTGCTAATCTTGGACATTATCAAAGCTCAGTCAGACAAAACATATCAACAAGAAAGTCGGTAGCGGGTACTGGTTTAATGATAAACTCAGGTAAGGCTTCTTATGGACGTTAAAATTATAATAGGATTAAATAATGACAGACGTTAAACGTACACGGGTTGCTGGAAGTTCTGCCGTATCTGGTGGTGGAGAACAGCTTGGTGAAATTAATATGACCCCTGCTATAGTAGCTACTCCTGTAAATTCAACTATTAATACTCATGCTAGTGATAAAAACCAACAGTTTATGGAAAGCTTTGACAAAGCGGCGGCTGATGCAACTGTTTATTTTAAAGCTAAAGAAAAAGAATATATAGAAGAAGAAACTGTTAAAGCCGCAAATTACGCTAGAAAACACGATATTAAAACACATAAGGGTGCATTAAAAGCCCTTGATGGTGAAGAATCAGCTTGGTTTCAACAAGCTTTGGTTAGGCTATCTGGAGAAAACGCGGCAGAAGAAGCAAGTCGTGAAATGTTGAGAGAATATAATTCTGACTTTGATAGGGATAGAGGCGACGTAAATTCTTTAGTTGATAAATATTTACGTAATTATGAAACGGGTGATGTAGATTTTGATACCTCTTTTTTAGTTAATACTGAAAAAGCGGAGGAGATGATTAGAGCTAAACATAGCGAATATCAAGCAGAAGCTTTAGTTCAAGAAGCTGTTGAACAATTAAACACAAGTATAGAATCAAAATTAAAAACAGCATTAGTTGTAGCTGATGAAACCGACCAAACTTTTTCTGGTGTTTGGGTTGATAAATACTTTTCTGAAATAGCCAGCCTAGCTAAAAGTATGGGTGTAGAAAGGTCTCAGTTAAACCAAATGGCGGTTGATGCTGTTATTAAGATTTCAATAGAACGTGGCGGAGAACCAGAGCTTTTTGATGTATTTTATAAGAAAGGTAAAAATGGAATGTCCTCATTAGCATATACTAATGAGTTTGGTAAAGTTATAGCTAAAGCTAAAGCACAAGCTAAAACATCTTATGATGCTAAAGTGTCTAAGAAAAATGAATTAATACGATTTCAAACAGTATCTAATATAAAATTTCGCATGATGGCGATTTCTGATACTAACCCTTTAGGTGAAAATAAACGATTTACAAAAAATGAAATAGAATCTTTAATCAAAACTCCAGAAAGAGCTGACCCAAAACACCCAGATTATAATCCAAAAGCAATATTAACTGCTGATAACGCTATAACTTTATTAACATTTCAAGAAACACTCCAACGAAAATTAGAGACAGAACAAGCGTCAGAATTTAGATTGAATATAGACAGGGCTTTAATAGACGCTGTTGATTCAGTATCTTTTTCTCTGGTATATACACCTGAGACAGTATATGAAATGGGGGAGAGGTATGGAACAGTACAACAACAATTAGCTTATGCTAGAGCGTACATAACAAAGAAAAATGATTTAGTTGAATCTGATACTATACTTTCTGCTGTTTTAGACCCAGTACTATATAATAATATATCTGGTACAAAACAGGGTAATGAAGCTAAATCGAAAGCTAAAGTTATTCAAGCTAATATGTTTACAGAGTTATCTAAGATGGATTCAGAATCTGAAGAATTTCTAGTACAATTCACTAAGTTATTAAAATTTAGTTCTGAACGAAATGAAAAAATAGAACCTTTAGCTAGGGCATTAAATTCACAGCTAACCCCAGAGACTTTAAAAATAAGAAATGCGTTAAAGAAAGCTGACCCAATATTTTATAGTCTTCACATGGATTCAGAACAAGATAATCGTTATATGCTTTTAGAACAAATTATAGAATCTGGAACTGTAGAACAGAAAGACTGGCATAGGGCTGTTCAGGAAGCAGTTTTTAAATCAAAGGAGAACTTACCTTTAGCAAAACAGGCGATTACTGAACACTATAAAGGTGGTAATTCAATAACTGAAAAGTTAAAATCTAAAGGTATTGGTGATGGAGATGCTTTTAAAATAGAAAAAGAAATACAAACTTATAAAGCTCTTAATATGAATGCTAGTATAGATGAAGCATATACTAAAATTACAGAAAGGTGGTTAGCTCAAAGAGTTAAAATAGGAGATACCTTTTATACTCCAGATGAATCACCAGTAAATTTTGATATAAATTCTGAAGCTGTTGATAGTTATCTTAAAGATATTACTGCTGATTTAATCTATTATGGGGTAATTGGCGAAGATACAATACTCCCAGAAAAAATTAAAGAAAAAATTATAGATTTATCAAAACAACCTGCTTTAATGAGCAGACGACAAATAGATAGGCAGACAGATACACGTCATGACTTATTAGTAACTAGAAGGGTCATACAGGAAGCTTCTGAGTTTGAAAACAGAGATGGTAAAATATTTTTAGATGGAGAACATATTTTTACTTTAGTTCCTCATTCTAATAATACTGATTTAAGAAAAAGCGGTAAATTATCAATACGTCTTCCAAATAATATAGAAGTGTTTGGCGGTAATAAAAGTGATGAAATAATTAAACATATAAATGATAATACACAGCTTGGAAGCTTTAATGGGCAAATCCATGTTAATTGGGATTCTATGCAAAATGAGTTTGAAGAAAAGAATAATAAAGAAGCATTACACGAACAACGCTCAAAAATAGTTGTTAATACTGTTAAACAATATCATAATTTTGTAGATGGTATACAAATTACTAATGGTTGGAAACAAGGCAATCTTAAACTTAAACCTTTAAATATAGCAGATATTGACAACTGGCATATTAGACCAGATGCAATAGCTGGTGAGCCTATGTCAGCATATATTTTAGAACAGCAAAAACTAGGTCAAATGTATATTACTCAGCTAAAAGAAAAAGCTGTTGAAACTGTTGATGGTAAAGAAGTTTATAGAGATATAATTATGGACGAAATAGGTAAAGATAAAGGTAAGCTTTCACGAATTTTAAAAGGTTCTAACTAATGGTGGACACAACATTTAGTAATGTAAATAAAGGAAATCAATTACCCATTACTCCTGTAACACAGATTGAACCTATAGACTCTTTAACACCAAGACAAGAACAAGATACTGATTATGGGTGGAGTGTAGAAGAAACTACAAATATACCTATTCTTGAAAGTTTAAATATGCCATCTCCTTTGTTAGAAGATGAAACTACTAGAGAAGAACTTAAACAAGCTATACAAGATAATGATAATACAATAGCTAACTTGGCTTATCTTCATACTTATGAATCAATAGAAACAGACCCAGATTTTTTTCTTACAGAAGAAAGATTAATAGAAGATGAAGTACCTCTTGAGTTTTGGGATAGTATTATAAAAAGTAGAAGTGATACTGAATATGGCATGAGAGTAATAAAACTAAAACAAGCTTTAAAAAATGAAGAACTTATACAATCTCAGGGTGGTGTCGGTCTTTTAAAAAGATTAGGTTATAATTTAATAGATGAAGCCGCGTTAGCTTTAACATTCGCTACTCTTGGTGCTGGTTCTGCATTAACTTGGGGTGGTAAAGGGATTACTACTGCTAATAAAGTATCTCGTTTAAAAAAAGGTTTAACTAATGGTACTATAGTAGCTGGCGAAGCTATGGCAATAGAAAATGTTCTAGCTACAGCAAATGACCATTTAGATATTAAAGATGTTTTGTTAGCTGGTGGGGTTGGTTTATTTTTAGGCGGTAGTTTATCTGCTGTGTTTCATAGAAGCGGTAAATCTGGTTTAAAAGATAACGAGAAACTTAATGAAGATTTTTCTAATGACGTTATGAATTTGAATCCTGAGAATGGTAGTTATCACACAGACACTGCTGGTGCGCAAAGAGCTACAACAGGAAAACAATTTCATACTGAAAGTACAGAAGAAATATTAAACAGAATGAATGTGCCAAAAACTACTAAAAATTGGTTACAAAAATTATTACCAAGAATTGATATTGTTGGAAGGTTATTAGAAAGCGATAATAAAATAACTAGAGGTCTTGGAAAGTTATTAGCTGAAGATGGGGTTGGAGTAAAAGGTGTTACAAATGAAATAGCCGCAACTCAAATAGCTACTAAGTTAAGATATGTTTATCAAGTACTATATAAACGAGTTTCTAATCATGCTTTTGATAATTGGTACGCAAACACCGCTTACACTTGGTATGAAAAACCTTTTAAACGTAAAGTGTTTATGAAGCAAGTATCTCAACATATTAGAGGGAATCTTAGTAAAGATGAAAATGTTATAGAAGCGGCTGAAGCTATATCACAAAATTACAAAAGAATATTAGGTGATTTAAAAGAAAGCGGTGTAAAAGGTTTTGATGGTGTCATGGAAAATGCTAAGTATTTACCTAGAATACATAAAACAGAACGTCGACTGATGTTATACAGAAGATATGGTGTAAGAAATGTTACTGAATTAGTTTCTAGGGGAATTAGAAAATTTAATGATTCTTTAAGTAAAGCTGATTCTGATAAAATAGCTAGCGCATATTTAAAGAAGTTAGATGACCTAGATAAACGAGGTATTAATACATTAGATTTTGGTGCTGATAATGCCGCACGTATGGAAGAACTTTTAAAAGAATTAGATTTAGAAGATAGTGTTGTAGAAAGTATTATGGTTTCTATGCGTAAAAAAACTGGTCAGAAAACTGGTGTACCTAGTCAAGCTAAATTTAGATTAGGTATAGATGAAACTGCTTTTATAACTAAACCTTCAAGAACTAATGAAGCAACTGTTGATGATGATTATTTTAAAACATTTAGAAATGACCTAGATGATGAAATAAAATTTTCTGATTTATTAGAAGATGATGCTGAAGTATTAATGGATAATTATATTCATCAAATGGCTGGTCATATAGCACTGGCTAAAAAAGGAATAAAAAGCGAAGCTGAGTTTAAAAAACATCTTGAAGCTGTAGTAGCGGAAAATAAAGAGTTAGGAGCGTTAACTGAAGCCCAAGTTAATAAAAATGTTGATAAATTACAGGTATTATATAATAGTGTTATTGGTAGACCTGTTGAAAATACATCTGCTTTTTGGCAGAGGTCAACCAGAATTTTTAGAGATTTAAACTTCATGACTTATATGAACCAAGTTGGTTTCGCACAGATTGCTGAATTTGGGAATGCTTTAGGAATGGTTGGTTGGAGAACAATGTTTACGCAAATTCCTGAAATAAGAAGAATTATGAAATCTGGTGTAGATGATGATGATTTTCTTTCCGAAATGGAAGTAGTTGTCGGGCTAGGCACAGAAAGAATGCGCGGCGAAGTTATGACACGTTATGATGATATACTTCCCGAAGCGGCTTTAACTGGAAAACTTGATATTATTATGGGTGTAGGCAGAAAAATTACAGCAGACATTTCAGGTATGATGCCTATAACTTCTTTTATGCATAGATTGACATCAAGAGCTATGGGTCAAAAGTTTTTAAATTTAGCTTATAGAGCTGTTGATGATTTAGGTGAAGTTAAATTATCTAAATTAAGTAAGACAGATAGAAACAGGCTTAAAAGCTATGGCATGACAGATGAAGGATTAGAAAATGTTTTAAAGCACATAAAGAAATATGCTAATGATGGCAAGTCTGATATGTTTAAGGAAAAAAATTAAAAAAATTCAACACTGAGAAGTGGGCTAAAACCGAAGAAGGACGTAGGGCTGTAGAAGATTTAAGTGATGCTATGTTCATTATGGGTAGAAAAGCTGTACAGGAAAATGATATAGGTACTTCTGTATGGCATATGCATACAAGTACAGGTAAGTTATTTACTCAATTTAGAAGTTTCATGTTAAACGCTTATACTAAACAACTACAATACAACATTGAAATGGCGGACGTACAGACAGCTAATATGTTTATGAGTTCTGTTATGTTTGCTGGAGTTGGTTATACCCTACAAACAAAACTAAACGCAATAGGTAGACATGATGAAGAAGATTACTTAGCTAAGAGGTTAACACCAGAAGAAATTGGAAAAGCTTCTTGGCAAAGAGCTGGGTGGGCTTCTATACTTCCTATGATAGCAGATACTATATGGTCTCACGCTGGTAATGACCCTTATTTTAGATATGGAAGAAGCACTGGTTAAGCTTCAGATATGTTTATGGGTATACTAGCCGCTTCAGTAGTTAATAAAGCTGATGGAGCAATTAAAGGTGTTGCTCATGGAATAAGAACCGACCAAGAAAT